CCGCGGTGGTGGTGAAATATAAAGGTCGGATACAACCATTGACTATTGAACAAGCGTTAAACGGAGTGCTCGGTATGAGAGGGATTGACAGATTGGATGGTAACACTTCCGCTGGCATCCCCTATCTCAAATCGAAGAATGAAGTGTGCCCCCGAGTAGGTGATAAGATGACGATGGACGGAGATACGATGCAAGTCTATGTCTTCAAGGAGAGCATGTGGGCAAATGGTATTCGCACGTATGAGGTTCTGAATTTGTGTTTGAAAGATGAGGCGATGGCACTTACGAAGGAGTTCGCACGTGCATTTCAATGCGCAAATATACATTTGACGGTGGGAATTAGGCGGCATTATTCCCCTTTGGTTAATATGATCATTGATAACGCTTTACCGTTCGAGTGTGCTTTGGGCATAAACTGTCAAGGACCTGACTGGCATCACACGATTGAGCACCTTGCGCGATTTGGCGATGATCGCATTGTAGCAGGAGATCACAAGGCTTACGACCAGCACATGAGTTCGGGCGCCACCACGGCAGCCTTTTCCATGTTAATTGAGATGGCCAAGGAGTGTGGTTACGATCAACGCTCGTTATCTGTGATGCGCACGCTTGCTACTGAAATTACACACCCCATGATATCGGTGAATGGTGACCTTGCAAAGTTGTTTGGTAGCAATCCTTCGGGACATGCTTTAACGACTGTCATTAATTCTTTGGTAAATTCCCTCTACCACCGATGTGTGTATATTTCTCTGAAAACATCACCGCTGCCTTTCCGCCAAACAGTGTCGCTGCTCACTTATGGCGATGATTGTGCATATTCGGCCCACCCTGACATCAATTTTGGACATACAGATGTACAGCGGGCTTTTGCTGATTTCGGTCTTGTTTATACCATGGCGAAAAAAGACGCCGAATCAGTGCAGTATATAAAATTAGGTGAGTTATCGTTTCTCAAGCGCACTCCTCGATGGGATGAGGATTTGCAAATGTACATGGCACCGCTTGAAAAAC